AGATATCGTGAGTACATTCTCTCGCACTTTGGAGTTTCTGTTGCGGATAGTCGCGTTCAAGTCCCTGAGTTCCTTGGTGGCAAGAGGTCTCCGCTTAATGTGCAGCAGGTTGCGCAAACGTCTCAAGCTACGGCTACTTCACCGCTTGCGTCGCTCGGTGCTTATTCCCTTTCATTTGGTCAAAGTGGTTTTTCCAAAGGCTTTACCGAGCATGGTTACATCATTGGCGTGATGTGCTTGCGTTCTCATCATACATACCAACAAGGCGTTGAGCGTTTTGCGTTCCGTAAAAATCGTCTTGATTTTTACGATCCGGTTTTTGCGAATATTGGCGAGCAGCCAGTGTATAAAAAGGAGCTTTTCGCCGGTGCTGCTGCGGATGATGTATTTGGCTATCAAGAGGCGTGGGCTGATCTTCGCTATCGTCCGTCAAGAGTTAGCGGACAGCTTGCGTCTAAGTCTACAAACACGCTCGATATTTATCACTTTGCGGACGAGTATTCGAACGCGCCCACGCTCTCGGAGGGCTTTGTTAATGAGACCGATAGTAACTTTGCTCGCACGATTGCGATTGCGGATGCTCAAAATGTTGACGCGGATCAATTCGTTTTTGATATTTATTTGCAAAACGATGCTATCCGCGAGCTGCCTGTGTATTCGGTGCCGTCTTTGATTGACCATCACTAAGGGGGTTTTTATGGCGGTTTATGATACGGCAGTAGGTCAGGTTGATACGCAAGGTGCTGGTCTTTTTGAGGCTCTTGATAATCGTTTAAGCGGTAATCTTGATTATCTTCGTGAGCGTGAGTTACAAGATATTTCTAACGCGTTCAGCGAGTCGGAGGCACAAAAGGCGCGTGATTTTTCGGAGCGAATGAGTTCTACGGCTTATCAGCGCGCCATGAGCGATTTGAAAGCGGCTGGACTTAATCCAGCTTTGGCAATTAGTCAAGGCGGCGCGTCTACGCCGTATAGCGCGTACGCTAGCGCGTCTAGCGCGCACGCTGGCAAGAGCGGTGAGGGTTGGCGAGAAATCGGCAATATTCTCACCTCCTTGCTCGGTGGCGCGTTTAAGGTTGCTACAACCTCAATGATGAATGAGGCCCGGATGGCGCAGACTTTGGAGCGTTCGTCAAGCGCGTACGAGATTGCTCTAATGAACGCAGACGCGCGTTTACTTGCTCGTCGTAAGTAAACGCGCAACGCGCGCGTGAGCGCGCTCCTACGCATTTATTAACTTGATATAAATGCGTAGGTTTTTTTTAGGAGTAAAAAAAATGTGTCTTTATCCAAAGGAAAGAGCTATAAAGTGTCGTGACGGAGTGACGAGAGTTCTTGTCACTCGTTGCGGTCATTGTTTTGAGTGTCAAAAATCCTACTCTAACGAGTGGGCATTGAGACTTTATCACGAAAAGCAATATCATAAGTACAGTCTTTTTTTGACTTTGACTTATGACGATGAGCATTGTCCGTCAATGCTTGTTAAAGAGGACATTCAAGACTTTATTTTAAGGTTGAAAAAAGCGGTTGAATGCCGTTATTTCGCGTGTGGCGAATACGGCGGGAAAGGTGGTCGTCCGCATTATCATTTGATGATATTTACGGACGATTTAGAGCCGTTCGGTTTATTCAATCCTACCGCCTCGCGATATTCTTCTAGCGCGCTTGTGGCGCGTTTATGGATTTTTGGTTTTCATTCGGTCGAAACTAAAATTGAGTTTGCAACTTTGCGGTATGTCGCAAAGTATATGCAAAAAGCTCGTTTGAGTGATTTTCCTGCTGATATTCAAAAGCCTTTTTTGCTTATGTCTCATAAGCCGTATATAGGATTGCGTGAGCTTGATTTGTGCAAGTGGTATTTCAAGCGTGATAAGGACGATAAGTTCTATGTCGATGGTGTTGCTTATCCTATTCCAAACTTTTATACTCAAGTTTTGGATCGTAACGGCTTTGTGTTTGATAAAATCTATAATACGCAGCCTCTTTCTACTTCTAAAGAGGCTATTATAGATAGAAAGCGTCATATAGATAATCTTTATGATACTCTCACGCGCCCTTGTGTGCGCGTTTAATATCTATTTTTTAGATATATTTTTAATAATAATAATAATCGGTGTGGATAACTTTTTGTATATACAATGTTTTATGCAATATTTGCCCTATTTTGCCATTAAATTGAATAAATATGCAATATTTAGGCAATATTTGCATAAAGTTATCCACAATTATGCAGAGTTATCCACATTTTGTGCACATTTTGCATAAAGTTATGCACATTCGATGATGTCGCTTATAAGTCATCGAGCGGAGCGAGATTGTAGCGCGCAGCGCGTAGCAGCTTATATGCTTTATTGTTTATGTTGCCAAAATAATGATTATTTTGTATAATGATAGTATCATATATGGAGGGCGTTGCCTATGAAAGAATTCATTGTATCAAATCCCTATGCATTCGCTTGCTTGTGCATTTGCGCAATTGCTTGCGTTGTCACGTTTTTCGTGGTTCTTTTTGACACCAAATCAGTCAAAAAGTCTATATCAGCCGTAAAAGAGGTTATTATGGAGTTTCGATTGCCCGATTATAGACAGGGCGAAAAAAAGGAGCAAACAGCGCAAGAGTTTACGCCGCTTATTGACGAGTATCAATACGTTGCCGATACCGGTGAGCTCGAAAAGACAGGCAAGACAATCAATGTTGATGAAAAGATACAATCTTATCTTACTACGCGTCTTGAAGATATGCTTGAAAAGTTCTTGTCCCCTCAACAGCCCGAGCGTAACGATGTTGTAGCCGAGCCCGACGAGATGAGCGGAGATCTTGAAAGTATGCTCAAAGCTTATGACAGTTATGTTGAGCGTGCGGATGAATTGCGTGCAAAGTATAAATTGCCGTCTACGCTTGCCACTGCCGATGTTTATAAGGCAGTTGAAGAGTTGTATCAAAGACAAAGGGAATATGTTGACGCTCTCGTTGCGTCAAGTGGTAAATTTGGAGGTAAAAGCAATGAAAAAGAGGTATCGCCTCAAAAAGAGAGCAAATAAGCGCAATTTCCGTCACACAGCGTCTAAGACGCACAAAAAAAATCTTACTGCAAATGTAATGAGAGGAGGTTTTAGACTATGAACGTAGGTCTTTATTCATATTTTGATCGCAAAGCGCATTGTTACGGTGCGCCGTTCACGGCAGTGAATAATGACGTTGCCGTCCGTCAGTTCGCCGGTCTTATTCAAGACGCTGGTGGACGTTTGGCGATTTTCGATACGGAGCTTTATAAAGTAGGCGAATTTAACGGCGACAACGGCATTTTGACGCCGTGTCAAACCGAATTTATTTGCGACTATTATGCAGCGTCGGATTTGCTTAAAGGTGGTGTTCAAGAATGAAAAAAAAGAAAAATTTCGTTTTCGGAACCGTACCGATGATCCGTGCGTCGCGTTCAAAATTTGACTTGTCTTTCACGCATAAGACAAGTGGTAACGTCGGAAAGTTGTATCCGTTCTTCTGTCAAGAGGTTTATCCCGGTGATACGTTCAAGGTCAAGTCTACAATTTTGGCGCGTCTTAATAGCGCATATCTTCGTCCTGTTATGGACAATTTGTTCCTTGATCAGTATTTCTTTTTCGTCCCCTCACGACTTGTTTACAACAAGTTTGCGCAAGTTTTTGGCGAAAACAAGGAAAGTCCTTGGGCAGTCGTAAATACTCCTACTATTCCAACGTTCCAAAATACTCAGGCTACCGGCAATGTCGCTTTGCACGATAACGTGTGCGCGTATTTGTATTTGCCGGTGGGCGAAGATCTTAAAGAAAACATCAATGATGTGTCTTTGCTCCCTGCTCGTGCTTTTGCTCTCATTTATGATGAGTGGTTCCGTGATGAAAACAATATTCAACCGATGAATATTCAAAAAGGCGACGCTGTCGCGAGTGAAAAGCTTAATAATGATGCTTGGAGTCCGTCAAACTATCTTGGTAAATGCCCGAACGTTGCAAAGTTCCACGATTACTTCACGAGCTGTTTGCCGTCACCGCAAAAAGGTTCGCCTGTTCAGATTGGCACTGCTGTTGTTCCTGCTCGATTACTTCCTGTATCTGGGTTAGATTTGTCAAAGGAATCTCAGACATCGACTGATTCTTTTCCATATGAGGATAATGATGCTTATAATAAACTACTTTCCGATGCTGGTTATACTCCTGGTTATAATGGTGTTAATCACGGCGTTTTGATGGTCGGTAATAAAACTTACGATTTTAACTCTCTGCCTTATTCTAATAAGGTTCTTAAAGTTTCGTCTGCGCCTGATTTTCCTATACTTGGTGTTGGTAGTACTCAAGATTCAACTTCTACTATCAGTAATATTTTTATAAATAACCTTGCAGCATATGATCCTGGTGTTTCACTTAGTGCAGCGACCGTCAATGATTTGCGTCTTGCTTTCCAAACTCAAAAAATGCTTGAAAAGGACGCGAGAGGTGGTACTAGATATCGTGAGTACATTCTCTCGCACTTTGGAGTTTCTGTTGCGGATAGTCGCG